TATCAACTTGATATGTGTTGGATATTTATCAGTGTTGATATGTGTTGGATATCTATCAACACTGATATATCTCCAATTTTATCAACTTGATATGTTTCCAATGTCTATCAAGTTGATATGTGTGAGATATTTATCAACACGAATATGTCTTGATGTTTATATTTATCAACACGAATAGATTGGATATTTATTTCTGTTGATATGACTCTCATTCTATCAACACGAATATGTTTTGGATGAATATTTCTGAAAATACGGCGACAAAGTGGTAAGAGTTGGTTGTCGGGAGTTAAAATGTCTTCTCAAGGATCTGAGATGAAATCGGAACATAGAAGTGTCAGGAATTAAATGTTTCATATCTTTGAGACTTAATTCTGGTGTAAGATTGTTCATATCAGACATGGGCCCTTGACGATTGAGATGCGAATATTGTTAAAATTAACATCGAAGTGGAAAGAATTTGGCACTTGGATGTTGATATTTATGCCGAATCGAAGGGAATTAATGTTAAGTCCAAGTTTCGAGAGTTCAGACTAAGTTACCTGGATGAGAGGGAGATCAAGGTGTAGGAGATAAGTTGGGTGTTAATATTTAAGAAGAGAAGGAAACTTAAGGTTCTTTCGGGTTAAAGTTTGGACGTGTCGACAGCGAAAGAAAGACTAACGAGGAAGGAGAATTAGACAGACAAGAACGAGAAGAAGCAAAAATGTAAAGACGACGGAAGTCCAGTGGTAATAGAGGAATGAAACGAATTTCATGGGGGAGCTCATCCAAGTATTATCATAGTAATGGACGGCGTAGGACTTACTCAGATCACACTTATCAAAGTGGTACTTATCACAGGGTTCGAAGAAGTGTGGAGGGAAGACCTTGATTTCATAGTTTCCGGAGCGAACGACCTTGGTTAGGAGAGAGGGGCCGGTAGTGTGATTGACATAGAGATCTCGAGTGAACCATTTACGTTGGAGGGCTTTTTTCATTTCATGAAGAAGATCGGTCCAGAGTCGGTAGGAGGGGACGGAGGCGAGAAAGGCATTATTATAAAAGGGACCGTCGGAGTATGAAAAGTCAGTGAGGATGAGTAAGGGGAGACCGGAGAAGGGGAGAGAGGAGAGATAGACTTTGGCGGAATCGGAAAAGAGGGGATCGAGGGGTCGGAGACATTCCATGTCCATGTCGACATAGACGCCGCCGAGTTTTCGGAGGATGACATATTTAGCGAAGTCGATTTTCTGAATCATCAAGGGGAGAGAGGAGTAGAGAGGAAGTTCATCCGGAGAGAGAAAACGTTCAATGAGTTCTTGGTCCCAGAGTTGATAGGACCAGGAGGGGTGATGGGTTTTCCACGATTGTTGATAGCGGAAGTATTTTTGTGGTAAGTGTTTTTCACCTTGAAACCAGATTTGATGAATTCGGTGGGGAACCATCAGTGGAAGACTTTTTATTGGGAAAAAATTTACGCGAGTCATAAAAATGGAGTGCCCACCAGGAAAGATCTTTAATCAGGCGTCATATCGGTGTGTGGATATTAATGGAAAAACCGGCCAGCTGATTCGCGCGGTTCTCGATTCGAAAGAGGACTTATTTTCAGGTTGTCCCCCGAATCGAGTTCGAAATCCGGCTAAATCGGGACGACCATGTATTTTCGTTAATACGCGAGATGGAGAGATTATTACGGAGACTCTAAAGTATAAAAAGAGGGGACGAATTGAGTGTCCGGAGAAACAAGTGTTTGATCCGGTAACTGGACGATGTGTGAGTGTGACGGGAAGACGTGGAAGAGAAATAGTTGGAAGGTGGAGTTGTCTTAAATACGGTCGAGCGAAGAGACTACCTTTTACTCCGAGAGAGCACCAGACAGCCGTTGCCAATTACTTTGTCAATTCGAATCTTCGAGGAATTCTCTTGTATTGGAGTTTAGGAACGGGAAAGACGTGTGGGGCGGCTCTTCTTGTAGATCGACTTCTTTCCCGGTATGGAGAGAAGAAGGTGTATGTGTTGTCAACGGGAAGTCTAAGAGAGAACTTTATCTATGAGTATTGTATGGTTTGTGGAGAGGATCCTCTGCGGATTTCGAGACTTTTCGACTTTATTGCCTATAATTATAGTGATGTCCAATCTCTTCTTCCGTCAAGAGAGGAGATGGAAGATTCTATTATTGTCATTGATGAGGTTCACAATCTCGTAACTGGCTATTCTCATGGTTCGGATAACTATGTTGCCGTTACCGAACTGTTAATGTCTCTGAAGAATGCCAGATTTATTCTTCTTTCCGGGACTCCCATTACCAATTCTGTTGATGACCTCTATCACATCTTAAAACTGATAAAACCAGAGGCGATACCAACACTTGACGACTTTAACAATTATTTCTTCATTACCGAAGAAGGCGTTCCGGTTCCCTCTGAGAAACTTCGAGGAATTATCTCGGATGTCATTTCACGTGTTGTCGCGACGACGGATCCCGGCGACTATCCGGATGTGATTCCGATTTATGTGACAGTGCCCATGTCAGAGCCTCAGTACGCTGAGTATCAGAGAGCGGTTTCCTTTGAGTCGAGAGCTTTTCAACCGAAAGAGGAACTCAGAGATAGCGATCCGGAAGCATATCGAACACAAGTGACTCGATATGTTCTTGCGGTGACCATGATGTCCTCACAGCAAGTTTGTAATATGATTTACCCGCCAGATATTTCATATCACGTTCAGAGAGAGAAAAGAAGAAGAGGTCAGGCTCCTCCCGACCGCCTTGTCTCCGATGGTGGATGGATTGACAAAAACTTTATTGACAATCTTGACATCTACTTTCCGAAGATGCTTGTTCTTCTTCAGTATATGAAGGAAATTCCAGGAAAACATGTTGTCTACTCTCGCTTTCTCAAACGACATGGAGTTATGGCAATTGAAGCCATCTTAAACTATTATGGAATTCGGACACTTAAGTTTATAGGAATGATGAATGACGAAGAACGCAGTCAAGTTCTGAATCTCTTCAACTCAATCGATAATATGGAGGGAGAACAGTATAAAGTACTCCTAATGACAGAAGCTGGATCGGAGGGACAGAACTTTCTTCATGTTCGTGCGATTCACATTATGGAGCAGTACGTCAATGAATTTGACATCCAACAGGCGATTGGCCGTGTCATCCGATACCACTCTCACTTTGACCTCCCCGTTGATGAACAGAATGTAACCGTAATTCGATACTTTGCCGTGACACCTGGAGAACCGGTTCCTTTTGATGCCGTCCCGGATGAACGAGTTTCCAGCGACATCCGGGCCTACGACCGCGCCTCAGCCAAGATGACTCGTATTACTCCTCTTCTCGATATGTTGGATACTCTTCCAATCGTTCCGTCAACGTCAACGTCAACGAGGCATCCAGGTTAAGAGTTTCATACTGGTCAGACGATTCTGACGCTGTTTATCTTTCGAAGAATTCCTTTTAAAAATTGAAAGCATAATAAGAGGAAGCTCTAAAAATGATATTAGAGGAAGAGAAATTCGCTTCTCCAAAAGAACTTCATGTTGAATCGAAATTTGCCTTCAGATACTTCTCAGGAAGAAGGGAGAAAACCAACCCTCTCTCAATATCTCCAGAATACACATACACAGAGACCTCCCCGTAAAGAGGGCAATCCTTCTCGTCCCCCTCGACAAAATTATGATAATCCCCGAATTGGACAACCGAGAAATGTCGGTCCGTCTCGGGGTTCCGATAATTCTCAAATATCCGGACAACCGAGAAATGTCGGGCCGTCTCGGGGTTCCGATAATTCTCAAATATCTCGACAACCGAGAAATGTCGGTCCGTCTCGGGGTTCCGATAATTCCCAAATGTCCGGACAACCGAGAAATGTCGGTCCGTCTCGGGGTTCCGATAATTCCCAAATGTCCGGACAACCGAGAAATGTCGGTCCGTCTCGGGGTTCCGATAATTCTCAAATGTCTCGACAACCGAGAAATTTTGGACCGCCTCGGGGTTCCGATAATTCCCAAATGTCCGGACAACCGAGAAATTTTGGACCGCCTCGGGGTTCCGATAATTCCCAAATGTCCGGACAACCGAGAAATTTTGGACCGCCTCGGGGTTCCGATAATTCTCAAATGTATCGACAACCGAGAAATTTTGGACCGCCTCGGGGTTCGGACAATTCTCAAATGACTCGACAGCCGAGAACTTTTGGGCCGCCTCGGGGTTCGGACAATTCTCAAATGTCTCGACAGCCGAGAAATGTTGGGCCGTCTCGGGGTTCGGATAATTCTCAAATGTCTCGACAGCCGAGAAATGTTGGGCCGTCTCGGGGTTCGGACAATTCTCAAATGACTCGACAGCCGAGAAATATCGGGAAACGTTTATCCCAAGGGGAGAGGAGGATGGGTAATGGGAGGGGAGGACGACAGAATCGAGACAAAAATAAAGGTAAAGAGGAGGGAAGTGAAATGTATTCGGAACAGGTGTGGCTGTCAAGTATTAATCGAGATGCAGATCCGCAACCGCGTCCACTGCTATTAATTGTGTGTTAAGAGGGGGAGAAGATTGGAATTTAGGAATTTCGAAGAGGATAGAGAATTCTATCTTCTTCGAAGTTGGAGGGAAAATTCGAAGAAGAGGAAGGATAGGGAGATGGGAAGGGGGGATTACGATTTATTCGAGGAAGGTTTGGAGGAGGAGGAGGAGAGGAATCTTTTCAGATATTCGAGTTCTTGAGGAGAGATGGAGGTTTCAAGGGTGTTTTTATTGTTATTATTAAGATTATTTTCACGGAGCAGAGCGAGGCCGCGTTCAAGTTGAGATGGAGTGATGATGCGGAGTTTTTCGTCAATGGAGGTGAGAGAGCCTTTAAGATGGAACTGATCACGAGTGAAGGCCAACTGGGAGAAGAAACAGAGTTTTTCAGTGTCACCGGCTTGAGAGGAGAAGATTTGGCGATTTTCACGGAGAAGTTTAAGAGCATGATCTGGATCTTGAAGATGCCAGCCGGATCGCTTCAGCTGAAGGGAGAAGATTTTAAGAAGTTCATCGGGGGTGTAGTCTTCACACTCAAAGTGCCACATACAGCGACGGACGAGACCTGGTTGAGCACGGAAGATGCCTTGTTGCATGAGGTCCTTATAACCGGCAAAGATGACGACGATTTCGCCTGGATGTTCGCTCATAAACAGGTTGAGCGTGGTTAGGGCCTCCATGCCGAAGGAGTCACGTTCATCATGAAAGAGAGAGTAAGCTTCATCAATAAAGAGGACCTTGCCCAGACAGCTGTTAAGCAGCTGCTTGGTTTTAATGGCTGTTTGGCCGACGTAACCGGCGACGAAGTCCTCACGGGAGACGATTTTAATGAGGGAGGTGTCATCGGGACGAGATTTGCGGGATTCTGGGGATGTATCGGAAGGACGAAGATAGCCATCACGGGAACGTTTATGGGCGAGAAGCCAGATGATAAAGATAGCAAGAGCGAGAAAAACACCGGCGACAAAATACCAACCAAAGGTACAGTAGAGAGTCTTACAGGTGGAATAAATTATCGAGGCGATGGTGGAACAATATAAAAGAAGAACGAAGAGAGCTGTTTCCCAGACGCCTGGACTGACGGTTGAGTAGGGACCGAGGGAAGAGGAAGGTTTTGACTCTGACTCGGACTTAAGATAACCGAGAGCATACCAGATCTTTGATAACTTTTTACCAATGGAAGTTTTTCCAACACCTGGAGGACCGTAGATGACTGTATGTAACATATGCTCGGGATGATCTTTGGCGAGAGAGAGGAGATACATTGTCTGGGAGGCAATGGCATCTTTAACCTTTTCCATGCCAATGATATCATCGCGAAGTTCTTCCAGTGCTCGTTTAAATAGCTCTGGATGTTTGACATTTTTAATTAAAGGATGTGTCTGATCACATAATGAGATCAGACGACGGAGCTCTGAGCCAGGCTCACCTGCGGGAGAAGGAGTTGGTGTAAAAGGACTTTCTCCATCTGGAGATGAAGCTTCCTGGGAGGAACTGGACGAGAGGATTTCGAGAACCTTCTTTTGATTGATTTTAATTGGATCTTCTGTTGACATCTTTTCTTTCCTTTTCTTCTTTTCTTCTTTTCTTTTTTCTGTTTGGTTGTCTTCTTTTTAATATCGAATTGGGATTATTGGAATGATTCTTCTGAAAAGAGAGAAGCTTCGAAAAAGAAGGGATATCTTTCTTTTTCTGCGAGGATTTCTTGTTGTTCATTCCAACTTGAAAGTGTTGAAGAAAAGATGTCGAACCAGGAAGAAATCGACGTATTCTTTGGAAGAGCGAGAGTAAAACGAACTATTACAGACTCATTATCAATGTCGATCTCTTCTTCTTTCCACGATAGAACTTGAGTTTTGGAAAAGTTGGACGAAACGAGGTCGGAGATGTATTCATCAAGATCGAATTCCAGAAGTGCGACTTTCTTTTCGAGTATCTCATTCTTCCCGAGTTCAAGAATGTTCTGGAAAAAGGTTGGAAGAGAAATCAACTCCTCCAAGTCAGAACGAAGTTCTTCTTCCGAGAGGGCTCCTTCATATCCATATCGAGAAATCCGTCGAAAGATAATTGGAAGTTCGAGAATTTTATAATGGAAGTAGAGGCGGTAGGTCTCCTTCCAACTATTTTTCAGACGAGAAGAGACTGAGAAGTCTCGGAAAGTTTTTTCTCGCCAAAAGGATTCATTCTGACAAATTTGGGAAAATTCTCTCTTCGTTTGACAGAAGGACAAGAGATCTTGAGGTTCGAGATTGAAAGCAATCGAAAATAGAATTTCCGTTGACAGATGTTCCATTTTACAGTCTCTTGAAATTTATTTCATCTTCGAAGAGACAGACACTTGTCTTTTACGTCCCGAGGTTAAAGTTCTCTCCTCGAGAGACGAAAAAAGAAAATCTTCCTTTCTATTAAAGAGACAAGATCATGACAACAAAAGTTTCAAGGACTTTTGTCAACTGGTCGGAGAATCTTATCAATGAGAATGCGACAATTTATTATCCAATTCATGATGAAGATATTATTTCTATTATTGAAGAGTCGAAGAGGAAGGGGGCGATTGTTCGAGTTGTTGGAAGTGGACATTCGATGTCACCTCTTGTTGCTGATTCGAAGGAAAGAGTTAACTTAATCTCATTACGAGACTATCAACTGTCTCCGGAAAATGTCACGATTGATACCGAACGTCTAACGGTCACCGTTAATGCGGGATGGACACTGGGGAGACTCTATGATCATTTAAATCCTCATTCCTATTTTTTGGAGACACAGCCGGCGAGTACAGCGTTTACTCTTGGAGGTCTTGTTGCAGCGCCGGTACATGGAGGAAGACTTGGAGCATCATTTGTGGGAGATGGAGTTTTGGCGATAACATTTATCAACTTTCAAGGAGAGAGGATAACCAAGACATATTTAGATCAGGACTTTGAGGACTATCGGATTAATCTGGGAATTTATGGAGTTGTCATTAGTGTGACCTTAAAACTTCAGAAGATCGAGTTTCTTAAACTTCGGACTCAAGTCTATCGGAATGTTTTTCTTGACTCGGGAAAGGTGAATCGAGATGTTGTTGGAGACAAGTTTATTTCCCTTATTCGAGCGTGTTACAGTTCTGAGGTCAAGTATCATCACGGTTTCTTAGACTTTCATAATAATCAACTGTTAACGATTGACTGGGAGGCGACGAATGAAAAGGGGCCCATTTATCTTGACACGCCGGAGGAGAATGAGGTAAATAAGATTGGTCTTATCGAGGCTTTTCATAAATATCTGTTTCCGAACTATCGGGAGAATGAGAACTATCTTAAAATATTAGGTAAGATTTTTACAACAGGGATTGTTCTCTCCACGAAGAAGAACTCTCTGGAAGATCATGACATGTTCTGGGTGAGTCTGGGAACTCGCGTCTTCTATCTGTCATACTTAATACCGGTCCATTTTGAGGAGGAGTCGGATATTTTCCTGGACCGTCTCTGTCATGCTCTTGAGGTTGTCAGAGAACAGGTTACAATCAGTCTTCGACGAAGGAAAAAGTTTAATATCGACTTTCCTCTTGATATTCGCTTTGTGTGTTCGAGTTCTCTTGCCTCAGCCTCACCCATTGCAAGTTCCAAGAAGACGGTTTACATGGCGGTGGATTTAATGTGTTCAGCGGTTAATCTTGATCTCAATTCGACGCCATCTCGAAATCCGTTGGACTGGCTTCTTCCGTCAAGACGAGAACGAAGAAAGCGAAATGAGGACTTTCGAGAGTTCTTCTCTTCTGTGGAGCAGCAGTGGATTCGTCAAGGGGCTGTTCCTCACTATGCGAAGATGTTTGGTCTCAACGTGTCATCGGGAATTCCCTTTGACTTGAAGTATGTGAGAAGTATCTTGCCAGAGGAGACGAAGAGACGTCTTCGAGCCAAAGGACATCCTCTTTTCATGAATACATTTATCAATCAGATGTTATCCTAGAATAAAATAGAAAAGAAAAAAAATTAACACTTCGATCGAAGTGTGAATTTTTGGGAGGTTTAGCTTGTTAACCAGAACTTGGAGAGAGTTTCACGGGAGTGATAGTGCCAGAAGTCAACGAACATGCGAGGAGTATAGGACTGATAACTTTCCTCAATCTTTATAAGAAGTTGAGTTTCGGCATCAAGAGAAGACTCGGATGGGACAAAGCGAGTCAGAATTTCCTCTCGAAGACGAATCTTGGAATAGCGCTTTGGATCGAGGGCGAGACCATCTTCCGTGAGAAGAAGCAACATACTCATAAAGAGATAGGTGTGTTTACGAAGACAGTTATAAATTCGACTACAATAGGTCTTAAATTGATCGAAACGACTACTGGAGGGACCACCCATCGCATCAACGATATCTTGGGTGATTCGCATGGCCGGTTGAAGAGGCTTGGGATCATTACCCAAGATATAGCCATAGTCGATATGAAAGAGGTAACCGTCTTTAGTGATCATGATATTATCCAAATGTCGATCTCCGACTCCCAGAAGATAGGAGATGACACAATAGGCGGCCGCTGACTTAATAAAGCGGTCCCGAACCGCAGATGTGGGTAATTGTTCATTATTCTCAAGGATATAGTTGAGGAGAGTTAGCTTCTTCTGATACTTGATTGTATAAAGTGTGTAAGAGTCCGGAATCATCTCAATGATTCCACTATCACTTCCGAGAGGAAGGACACTATATGTCTTAATGCCAAAGTCAATACCTTCCTCTCGTTTTAAGATGATATCCATGAGGCGGATAATATTGATAATAATCATGTCTTGGAGAAGACACTCCTTCTTATAGAGAATGGACTGTAAGACAGGGCGCCCCTCATAGGAACAGATCATCGGAATAACAATGGGAGAGGTGATACTTTGCTTTGTGTTGAGACCGTGAATTTCAATTGCCTGAATGAGACAATCGGGATTTAAGGGAAGAGGAATCGGATTCGAAATCTGTTTTATCGAGTCTGTCGCCGAAAATCGAATGGAACAACGAAGCTTGTCACTGTTGCGAAGAAGATATTCTCTCCGAGCCTCAGGACCCATGCGATCGGAGGGCATTCGGGCCAGTGTCTTAATAAGTCTTCGTCCAGCCATGAGTTGATCAAAAACAACTGCGCGTCCGAGACGTCGATCCAGTTCTAAGACATAGGAGTTATAGTAGGACGTAAAGGTGGTATCCCTCTTCCGATAACAGGAGAGAACCCAATAAATTGAGGTTCGAAGTGAAATATGTTCTTCCGAGCGCTCAATGAGAACAGAGAGAAGTTTTTCATCTCGACAGTATTTCAGCGCAAAGACAATTTGGGGGATAAAACACTCAAACTCCTTCGAGGAAAACTTATTTAACAGGGAGACAACATGTGAACTCACCACCGGTGAGGAAAATGGAAGTGGAAGCAGTTCAAGAGAGTCGTACGGCTGAAGTGTCCTCTGACAAAACCGAGTACACATAAGATTCCAACACCGACAGTTGCGCGGACTTTTAAGAAGACGTTCCGCTTCCAGAACCTCTTCCTGTCGAGACCAGTCCAGAAGTGACAGAACCTTCACAATCCAACGATTATGTCCCGCCAAATAAGGCAAACTGTTATAGAGGAGACGCCGTTGTATCGGAGTAATTTCATATCCTGGAAGAATGTATTGAATGTCACGAAAGAGAGACTTACACACATTGACAGCTCGATGCCAGTCGCGACACACGAGAGAAATACTCGCCAGTGTCTTAATATCAAGATAACTGAAAATGAGAATGTAAGCCTCCAAGTTACGCATGGACTTATATCTCTCATAACACCGGTTACATACTCTCTCTTTGGGAGGTATCCGTTTGTTGGTACTCCGAGTCATTTTCGTCCAACGAGTCAATAACGACCAGAGAGTTGAGTCCGGCTTCGGATTTTCTGGAAGAGCCTCTAAATGTTTCGGAATGGAAATAAAGTGAGGCGCACAGTCACCACAGAAAATCTTCAAACATTGAGGCCCTCGACAGTGGTGCCTCCGTCTCAAAAAGGTAAACTTCCTCTTACATCCACAACAGCTCGTCACAGCATCATCAGGCATCCATGTGGTATTTCCTCTCGGTTGAACATAGTCGAGTTGATGTTGTCTCTCCGGCGGCGGATTCGACGAAATCCGATCCAAAAATATAGAATAAGATAAGTCTTCAGGTGATGTTCCAAGTTCAATCTTATCACTCGCCATCCTTTTATAAGAAATTAACTATTTATTGTCAAATCATTTACTTTCTCAGTCCCCTTTTATATCTCATCTCTCAACTTCTATCCAGCCATTCTCAGCTTGATAGAAGTTACACTTAACCCACCTCTCTCCTCTCTTCATTCTCCCCAATAAAATCCCCGACAACATCCTCGTGACGACCCATAATGTCTTTCTTTCGACATTCCGACAATGCCAGACTTCTGACGGTTGATAAATCCATATCTTTCGTTACCTCAAGAAACCGGTCTCACCGTTCCTTTGAGGTTAAAGGTATGCTTCGAAACTCCTCAGAGGTGCTAATCCTAAACTCAATACGAAGAAGAAACTGACACCTTTACCATTTTGCGGATTTGTCGGAAGCGAAAAAAGACACAAACATCGAAAAATAGGATAAAGTGTGAGATGCGAAGATAGAGGTTTAAAAGCTGAAAGAAGAGAATTAAAACAAAAAAAGAAATTTATCCGGAAAAAAAAGAAATGGAAGCCGAAATTCCAAAGGATCCGTCGAGACGAATCGACTATTCCGATTATCGAATTTACATTCGGAGAGTTCTGGAAGAGATTGACAATACGGTGCAAATTACAACAGATACCATTGATTCGATTAATGATCTTATTGTAAGTCTCATTCAGCGGATTCTCTACGTGGCTGATGTGGTCATTTCCTATAGTGAAAAGAAGACTCTTTCCACGGACGAGCTCATTGTAGCGGTGAAGGCGGTTTTACCGCCTGCGATCGCTAATAATTCCGTTTCAGCTGGAATTCAGGCTGAGCGAGCCGTGGCTGAGTCAGCCCCAGAGCGAGCCACGGGTGAATTAATAGGTGTGAGTCGGCGACGAGGCAAGACACCCGTAGCAACACCTAAATCTCCTGAGGCTGACGGTAAGACGGAGGGACGAAAGACGCGAACTCTTCTGACAAAACAGGCTGGAATTATCTTCTCGGTTTCTCGAATTCGAGGTTTAATTGAGGAGCAGATGGAGAAGGGATATCTTAATGTGAAGAGGATTTCCACCGGTTCTCCCATTTTTCTTGCGGCGGCGATTGAAATTGTTACAGCCAAAATCCTTTCAGCGGCACTTGGATACACTAAGGGAGACAAACGGGTTCGAATTATTCACTCTGATCTTGTCTATGGTCTTTATAATGACGATATCTTTTTCGATATTTACGGATTTGGAAGCTGGATCATCCGTGAGATCAACCTTCTTGAAGTCCAGTAAGACGTTGAAGAAAACGAAAAATGATGAGACAAAAGAAAATTCTTCTCTCTTCTCGAAAAGAGAGAAGAATGACAATTTGTAATTACTGTCATCGGAAAGTTGGTCTTGTGGGTTTTCCCTGTCGTTGTAATAATGTGTTTTGTTCTCAGCATCGTCTTCCTGAACAACATAACTGTTCCTTTGACTTTAAATCATCCGGACGCAATCTCTTAGCCAAACAGAATCCTCTTGTTTCAGGAGAAAAGATTAAAAAGATCTAATCTTCCTTAAAATTGAGAAGAGAAGGTTCTCTTTTCAGTTTCATATATAAGAGAAAGAAATGGATCTTCTTGAGTTAGGTTTGATGATTTTAAGTGGAGGTCTTGTTCTTTATATTTTTGTGTCTCTCTTCAAATCTGCGAGTTCTGGAAATAACGATAAAGAGAAACGTCAACAGAAAGAGGAGTTCTACTTTTATCAGTTCGAGGACGAGGAGACGTCAGATTGTCATGACTTGCGAGGTGAGATTTGAAGTCCCGATCTCCGACAGCCCGCACAGCCACCTACTACTCGAGGAGCTTGTTTCGTCGTTGGGACGGAGGAGGAAGAGACAGATGAATTTTGTTTTGGCTGGACTTTGGTGACAGGAGGTTGAGGACGTCGGGGTTGACTTGCGGAATTGGAGGTCGAAGAAGTAGATTGTTGATACCGTCGAGAATCGGTCATCTTTTAAAAAGAGAGAAGATTTTATCTGAATTCTTCTCTCTTTTTAAGTCTGAAATATCTTTTTGTGTCTGAATTGTCGAAATCGAAGTTTCATCGATTGCTAATTCGAAGCGTCTCTCCTGAAAAAGTCCGAAATTGGAATGTGACGGGAGATCATAACGAGAAACGAACTCCTTCAGAAGTTCGATCGCAATCTGTTCTCCAAAGACCATGCCATTATATGCATCTTGAGCATAGTGAATTCCAGCTGCATTTCTCAAAATACCACAATTACTTGCCAGTTTATTAAGTTCATGTTCAATCGTCGACTCTTCTCCTGTGTCAAGAAGGGACTTTCCATCGGCGGATGGTTCATAGATTTTAATCTTCTGGTCTCCGTCAAACCATGCCTTGACAAGAGTCACCATTGCCCCGGCAAGAACAGCGTGACCACTGGGATAGGAGCTGTGACATGGACATCCCGAATTATAAGCCTGGGGAACGAGATAGGTTCCATACTTCTCCTTGACCTTATCTAAAATGGGACTGTTTAACAGTTGTTTACTAAGTTTAACCTGAGGATACCCCAGTTTGGCCTGAGAAACACGAAAACCAAACTCCTCCGGACGTAAGACAAACTGAGTGTACTTGTACCACCAAGCCGCATTCATAACAATCTTACTGGCGCGACTGATCATGTCGAGAAAATCGACTCTTCCTAAGTCAACAAAGTTCGCCTGATTTGTCAAGGTCCCATTAACATATGGATTTCCTTGATTAAACTTATACCCATTGTTAAGAAGATAGTAGGCCGCGTTGATGACAGCTTGGACTGGCTCATCAACTAAAATCCAGGAAGCTCCATCTCGAAGTGTATGAAGATAGGTCTTCTCCTTTGAAGGAGGAACCGCCGGTCGAGGCACCTTTCCATTATGACAGTCCAAATAATCTTCCACAGTTGTCAAGTAGTCAATACCCGGTTGTGCACAGTTGTACATCTGTGTCACCTCCAAAAGTCCATACCGAAACGGTTGTAACAGAAACTGGGACAAGTACGGTCCAATAAGGTCTCCTTTGGTGGGACCTCGAAAGATCGTCTCGGGAGTTACTTGTCCGTCCTGTCGAGGAAAGGGAGCATCTTTAAGGAGACTCAAGTCGGAACAGAGTTCTTTAATAAGAGGATGTGTCTTATACTCTCTAAAAGGAATGTCACGAGCAAGAGCCATTGCATAGACTTCAAGGAGTCAGCGGCCGCCCTTTTCGAGCCGAGAGTCCACGAAAGAGGCAGACGATATCCAGCCAGATACTTTCCAAAGAGGTCACTGTTAAAAAGATCTCGAGGAGATACTGGTTTAAGTCCTCCCGGAGTGCCAAGACGAATTTGATCGATGTATTTGGGATTTCCATATTCGACAGCCTTGATAAACTTGCAAAACTCTTTTTCGTCAACATCGTCGTTATCGTTGTGAGGTAGAGCCTTGGTGTGCATGGCCCGAAAATGAGGCACACGATACAGGTCTCCATTATTGTTAATATAAATCTTACTTAGGGCTTTTTGGGCGTTTTTCCGTCTCCGTTTATTCAAGGTCGCGATATTTCTTCATTTGATCTTTTATATTACGTCGAAGAATGGTAACGGAAATTTGTATTTTTGATATCAAGAAAAGACTTAACTTTTTCTTTGAAAAGACAATGATCTCGATGTCTCAATCTTCGTCGTTTTCCTCTCGAAAGAATCTTGTTCCTCCTCTTGTTAACGGTCCCTCTCTTTTAAAGTCCCGAGAAATTTCAAAGATTCTTCCTCTCGCCAACTTTCGTCATGACGATGAGAGACTGTTCCCTTCCTCCATCTCTGAAAAGAAGATCCAGGCAACTTGTCCGCAGTCATGTCTCCAGAACCCGTCAAGACAATCTGGGGCTCTGGAGAAATCGAAGAAGACATCCGTCAAGAGTCCCTGTTCCGAATGTCATCGAGAGTTCACTCAGGTAACACTTAATAAGCATGGAGGCAAGTGTGGCCGGTGTGCTAAAAAGGACAAAGATTAAGTTCCAATTTTTTTGAATACCGAAAGAAGAAGTCGTCTTTTCGGAAAAATGTCAGCGGACCAACTTTCCGAGGAGCAACTCACCGAAATCAAACAAGTCTTCGATCGATTTGATCAAGAGGAAACGGGTCAAATCTCCTCCAAAGACCTTGGAAATATTCTCCGATCCTTCGGAATTGACGTTCTTGACAGGGACCTTACTGATCTCCTCGAGGAGATTAACCGAGATAATGGAGGTAAAATATCGTTTTCCTCCTTTTTGGAAATTCTGATTTCCCGACTGGACAACCTTGAATTCGAGAAGATGATAATTTCAGCCTTTGAAGTCTTTGACTCGACTAAGAGAGGCATTATCTCAGCGTCAGAATTGCGATATCTCATGACTCATCTGGGAGAGCGCCTCTCCGAGGAAGAAGTTAATGAAATGATCCGTGAAGCCGATGTTGACGGAACGGGTCAAATTGACTATCGATCCTTTGTAAAGCGAATGATGCGATAAAAAATGTTGACACGTCTCAAGGAAATTCTCCAGGCCATCGAAAATGGAAGGACAAACATAAGGGAGGAAGATGGGCATCTTCATTTTCGATTCGAATAATCTTTCTAAGAGTAAATAGGATTGAGAGTTCGATGGTGTGTCGACTTCCCTGGGGGAATAAATGTTTGGGTGTTTATATTATATTTGGAATCGTTGTTATTCTTATTGTGTTATACTGGATGTATTTGGCGATTCGATATGGATTCGAATCGACGGTTTATCATGACTTTATGAATCGGAAGGTTTTTGATCTTCCCTGGTTGGAGAATTGTTGTTCATGGTGGCCTCTCTCTCACTTTATTGTCTTTTTTATTCTTGGAGTTTTCTTTCCGTCTTGTGATGTTCTTGTTATTGGAGCGGGAATTTTATGGGAACTCTTTGAAATGGTCATGGCTAAACTCTTCAACCGTCAGAGACAGGGAATTCGCCGTGACACTTCCAATCGTGTCGAATATAGTTCAAACTGGTGGGCAGGGTCATTAAAGGATATCATCTTCAATATTCTTGGCTTCTATAGTGGAAAGATATTTGCCATGATTTTCTTACACTCGAGAAGATGAGATCTTCCCGGAATCATCTTTAATTATCATTTCAACGGTTTGGTTCTTCCTAACATCATTGATGTAAAATGTCTCATCGATCTTTCCAGAGGAGCACTGGTGTTTGGCGTAGGGGCTTCCTCGAACGACTGAAAGAGTCTCGAGTTCACATGATCCAACCTTTGTCTGTCTCATATTTTCGTTTGACAAACGATTTGGTTACGAAGAATGACATCTCAGCTTCAACTTCAACTGAAGAGTTGACCATCTTCTCCTGATTCAAATTTAAAAAAAAAAATCATGATAAATGAGAGAATTGCAGTCTTAAAATATGCTCTCGGAAAAGAAATGTCCTCTTTCCGGTATTTTCCTGAGAAAGACAACGAAAGTCCGTCTGAAAAAAGAGAGTTTCTCTCGAATGGAACGCGAAGACGTCGGAGAGACTATTTTCGTCCCGATACTCATCTGAATGACCGAGAGAAAAAGTACTGTCGATGTATTCTTTCTGTTGGGGCTCGAAATTCCGAAGAGTGTCTTCGGGAACGAGCTTGGTTGAAAACAAGAGGAGGTAGGACATGTTACAATCCATACGCCATTTGTCACTCCTCGACAGGTTTGAGAACCCAAGTTTCCTGCGACACCGAATATGAATTGGAAAATATACCCGAGAATGAACTTATAGCCTATGCTCATCTGAAAAGGATTCCCATTCCGGAACCGTATGATCGAGAGGCACTCCTCGATGAACTCTACAATCGGACCAAGAAGTCCGCCGACGAAAACGTCGAAAATTGATATGTTGGAAATTTGACTTCCAGAGAGATTTCTTTCACCCAAAGAGTTAAAGCATACCATGACAAAACGGAACTTAAGACCGCGTTGTCCCCCGTGCAGGATCTGTGCATATATCATTTATCCGGTAACTGTCGATTCGGAAGAAAGTGAGGCTGAGAGAACGGCAAGAGATCTGGGTGATACGGATACTTGGTCGGAGGAGCTTTCTGAGCATGAGAGTGATCGAGAGTTTATCGATAATCGTCCAACGTATCTCATCGAGATGTCATGTGAATCGAATTCCGAAGAGGAAGATACTGCCATCGAAACGGAGTCGGAGTCTGAATCGGAGAATGAAATGGAATGGGAAGAGTCCTGTGGAGAGTCTTGTGAAGAGTC